ACATCGTTACCCTGTAAAGGTTCAAGGTATTTAATACCTGCACCTAAATGCCAAGAAGACTGGGAGCGTAGCCACCAGCCTTCAAAGGTTTGTTCACCAGGTTGTTGAGTGAGATCAAGTTGCTGTCGTTTATAGACTGCAGTTTCACGATGATACGGGTACTTATCGGAAGCTGCTAGGAAGAACGGTAAACCGCCAACAGCTATGTCGTATTTAACAGTGGTGTTTTGATAGGTCGTGTTTACTGTGTCTGGTAAACCGATCGGATCAATTACACCTTCGGTAATTGATTTAGTCGCCATTAGGAAGTCCGATACCAGAATGACAAGCGGATGCTATCGCCGGAGGCAAGAGTGATAGGTGAAGTGCTTGAAGTTAAACCACTTATTTTAATGTTTGATCCGGTAACGGTATCGATGTAGATAGTGATTGAACTTGAGCCGATACCACCAGTGAGTTTGTAGTATGTTGTTGGGCTTGAGTCGATAAGGACACCAGCGGTAACAAGTTCAGTAATTGTTGTGTCTGCTGATGGTGCACCCGAAGGGAAGTTGATGACGAGTGAACCCGACCCAGCGGTAGGGCTAGTGCCTGCAGTTAACTGGACATCCATGAAAACAATGTTGCCAATCTGCTTGTACATGGTTGTCATTGTTGCGCCAGTACCCCAACTCCAACCAGTTCCACTATATGAAACAGTAGTATCAGTAGTTGATGTAGCATAGATAGCATTAGTTAAAACACCAAGGTCATTGCTAATAGTAGAAATGTTACTGGTGTTTGCGCTAATCCGGTAATTAAGGTTAGTTCCACCTGAACCATCGAGCGAAGCAATCTCATCAGGGCTAATCGTGTACCCTGCAGCAGTAATTACTGAACTGCCATCCATTGCAAGCGTAGCACCACTACCAAGAGCAATAGTGCTGTTAAGGCTACTACCATTAATTATTGGAGATGTGAGAGTCTTATTAGTTAAAGTTTCAGAACCAGTAAGAGTCGCAGCAGTGCCAGAAATCTTGCTGGCAGCAATCGCTGCACTTGAACTAATGTCAGCGTTAACAATCGTGCCGTCAACAATCTTAGCGGAAGTCACCGACGAATCATTCAACTTCGCTGTAGTCACAGCCGAGTCAGCAATCTTCCCAGTCGTCACATTAACATCCGCAATCTTTGCAGTAGTGACAGCACCGGAAGCGATCATCGCAGTAGCAACAGTGCCAGTGTCAGTTGTGTTAACGAGCGTAGCTGTATCTGTAATGCCGTGCACGCCAGTGTCAGCAGCAATGTGCTGTTGTGCTTCACGCATGTCACGTGCAGAGAATACGTGCTTAACAGTCGCACCAGCGGCGTGGGATTGTGCAGTAGTTCCGTCAACGCCACGACCTGTGACAGATGCAGTGCCGACAGTAGTGCCAATCTTGAACGAATCAGTGACAGATCCGACACCAACAATGTTGACAAGTTCCTCACTGCTCGTGTCATAGTCAAGAGCAATAGTGAACGGGTACGATCCAGGGTATCCAGACGTTGTGTCCAAAACAATTTCAGTAGCACTACTGTCAATACCAGTTTTCAGAACAGTGTCAACTGCAGTAGAAGAATAATAACGGTTAACGGCCATGATTTACCTATCGGGTGTAGTGAACTCTTGTAGGGAACAATTCGCTTTGGCGACGCTTCTCAACATCTAAACGATCTTTGTATTGTGCAAAGAAATAGCGAGACGCTTGAGCACCAGCACCCGAAGGATTAGACTGATCAAGAGCGTCAGCTTCAGCAGACATACCAGTAACGCGAGGAGTGTCAAGGTAGGCAGCAACGCGGTAGGCAGCACCAAGGACAATAACTTCCTCAGCACTGTCAGGTAAACCTGAGTCAACAAACTCGTCACTATCCAACGTTAGTTCTGTTGGTCGCTTAGAGTAAGTAACGTTTACGGTACGACCAGGAACAATGCCGTCATACACTGAAAGAGTACGGCCAGTGTTGAACGTGCCAACGTTAGCAGTCTTATCCATCTTGTATCGACGAACAGGCAACCATTCACGGGTAGGTCCAACAGTCTGCCATTTCACACTCAACACATCGATCGCCTCAGTAGGCATCTGGTATGTGTTACGTGCAGCAACAAACGGGAACGTGGTGTAGTAGACACCAAACAAGTCAGGGTACACACCCTTGATTGCGTTGTTCACTGCCTTCTTAACCACTACGCGTGGATACACTGGGGAGATAACTACACGTGAACCGACATCGTGAGCCGCCATACCTGAGTTGCGGAAACCACGACCGTCAGGTGAAATGTAGGCGATACCGTTTACACGGTCAAAGCTGTCAACCCAGATCAGTTCATCACCAATCTCAACCGTGCCACGAGACAGTGAACTGCCGTCAGATACACGGAAAGAGTAGTAAGGATCCGTAGACTTCGGGACCCAAGGTCCGGCAGGAGTATCAGTTAACGCATCAAGCAGATAGGTTGCCTGGTCTTGACGCTGGGTATAACCAGCAACATTGATGATAACCTCATCAACCATGTCTTTGAAGTTCATTTACACAATCCTCGCTGCAGCTTCATTCTCGCCTAAACCACTCGTACCAGCCAACTTGTTCAAAACGCCCTGAACTGCAAGACCAGACGTACCAGCCTTGACGTTCAGAGCACCTTGGAGAGCAAGACCGCTGGTATTAGCCCACTTATTCGCAGCACCCTGAGCGTCAAGTGTCGGCACATCGAAAGCGTTCAACGTTCCGGCTAGACGATTCATGTGGTACTGCAGGGTACGACCATCACCAGCAGCCATGATTACTTACCTTGCTTCTTGATTGGTGATCCACCAACGCCAGAGTATCCACCACCAGGTAGATCTGGCTTACCAGTCTTGCCTTCAAGACCTTTACCGATAATGTTCTTATCGCAACCACATTGCTTGCACATAGTTACTTACCTTTCTTTACGCCAGAAACCTTCTTCAAGGCTGGGTTCTTTTTCACTGCTGTAGGTGAAGCTTTACGTGCACCAGATGCAAGGATTGCACCGGCAGACTTCATAGATACACCTTGCTTTTTAGCGATCTTTTGCTGTACGGCCTTAAAGCCTGGATGTGATTTAGCCATTACCATTTTACCTTATCTGCCCAGTACGCTGCAGACATTTTGCCTTTGGCAATGTTGCTTGCATGACGAGCCTTAAATGCTTCGTTACGTTTCGATCCATCAGGTGAACCTTTAACACCTTGCTGTCCGAAACGAATTGTTTTAATTTTGTCGCCTTCTTTAGCCACAACAACATGCGACTTTGTTGGGTGACTTGGGGTAGCTTTTGGCTTGTTGTAGCCAGACACACCGGCACGTTCTAGGCGTGGGTCTTTCTTCGCTGGCATTACTTTTTCTTCTTCAATTCAGCGCGTTGCTTTGCTGGAGATTCTTTAGCCTCGTGCTTTTTCATAGCAGCGACAGACTTGTACTTTTCGCCAGTCTTCTTTTCAACAACCATCTTCTTTGGTGCTGGTTTCTTTGCAGCCATTACTTAACCTTCTTTTTAACCTTGGCGATGATCTTCTTATCAATGGCTTTATCTTGAGCCATTGTTTTAACCTTCTTATGCTTATCGTCAGCCTTCTTAAACGCTGCCTTCTGCGCAGGGGTTAAACTTTTAGTTAACTTAGCGTCAGCTTTCTTATCAAGCTTTTCACTGTACTTAGCCATTACAGACCAACTTCCTTCATCACGGTTGCGTGAGCCTTAGTAATAGATTCAGCCTTCGGCATAGTGCCAGCATCATAGGCTTTACCTAGAGTGTCACTAGCTTCAATAGCACGTTCAATCTGCCCCATGCGAGTACCGGCAGGTTGAATACCTTGGGAACGAGCATCAGCGTAAGCGTCTAACTCAGCGTTCCATTTCTTTTTAGAAACTTCTTTATTAGATGAAGCATCCCCAGGACTTAACTGGAGGGTAGGGATTTTGCAAGCGAAACATCCCTCAACGTATGAAGTGTGTGAGTGTTCTTCAACAACTGATCCGCTACTCAATGGTTCTGGTGACGTAATGTCACATTTGGTACAACCATAAAGTGCTGGCTTCCAGTTACTTGCAGAATCTAAACCCCACTTCTTGACTTTAGAAACATGATCGCAAGTCACGACTTGAGACTCGTCTTATCGATCGAAACACTCTTACAGCAGTCGGCGTAAGAATCACAATCCTGTGTAGGGCAACCTGTCCGGCAAGCCATTGTTGTACTCCTTAATAACATCGGAAACAATGAACGCATAGTTTGATTTCAAACGCTCATCGTCAGGGTTTAACTCCATAGCAATACGGCTATGTTTCTTAGCGGATCCCTTGAGTCCTAGATTCCAGCAAGCGACAGCTTTCACATCGTGCAGTCTCCAAACGATCGAACTGTCTGACAGATAGTGTGTGTCGATTTTTCTCTCTAAGCCTTGTGTGGCTGTCTCATTACATTCTTCCCAACGGGACTGTGTGTAATAAAATTGTGCTAAAGCAAACCATGCTTCAGGCTGGTTGTCGGCTTCATCAACGCTGAGTTTGTACCATTGTTCCGCTTCAACGATTTCGTCTAGCCGCTGGTGAGCATAGCCACAATTACGCCAAGTAGCAGAACGCTCAACATTCCAACCAGTAGCCAATCGTTTGAGTCGTTCTGCTGATCGGATAACATCTGTCCATCTTTCGTGAAAATAGTATTCTCTGGCAACGTATGCCAACATTCGTGGATCTTCCGGTGCTTCCTCGACAGCCCACTCCAACATGTCCAAGTATTGTGTCCTTGGTTTCTCATTGTCTGGTACGTGGTGTACAACTGTTTCTACAACAATGTCTTGCTCGTGTCGCTGGCGTGAAAGTACTGTGACTTCGTGGCACGGTTTGATCCAACGGTATCCGTGCCTAGCGTGTACACGGTTGTTGTTTGCCCAGATCGTTCCAGTGTCCCACATCACCCAGGCACGATCAGTGTCTGGTTGCCACGCTTGGCGTAGCTTGTCGAAGAAGTCCGGATCTGGAACTTCGTCAATGTCTAGTGAGACGCAAATGTCTACATCGTCTGGCACTAAAGCTAGTGAAGCGTTGCGGGCATCATCGAAACGGAATGGTACAACTTTGATCTGGTTGACTATCGCTCCGTGTTTATTGAAGAGATCAACCGTTCCGTCAGTTGAACCAGTGTCTGCAACCACCACAAGGTCAGCACCTTTACAGGCTTCCATAAAACGTTCGACATGTTTAGCCTCATTCAGTGCTATAGCATAGACTGCAATTTTCATGCAACTATTATACGTTAACCTTGTCTAGAATCTCCGTGCCACACGGCCCACAGACCACAAGTTCTACAGGATCCATTAGTTCCATTGGGATGTCTTTGTTCATGCAGCCATCAACGTGGCAGGTTACTATTTGGTTCATAATTCCTACTGTAATGTACCAGCACTGTATGCTGACGATGTTTGTTGGACAGCCATAATGTATGCCGTGTAAGAGCCAGACAAAGTAGTAGCATCAATGTGGCGTAGCGTTACAGTGAAACCGCTAGATGTTATTGATGATGCGCCAGCATTGAGGGCGGCATTGTTTGCGGTCACATTAACTGTTGGTGCTTGACTGAACCTGCTTGCAGGGAAAGTAATTGAAGCAGTAGCAGATGATGCAGACGAGAAAGTAACCGTGTAGTTACCTGACGAGATGCCGTAAACTACCTGATTACTTGGCGTAATCGTGCTGGCAGTTAACGTGTTAGGAACAGTAACTAAACCAGCAGAGTCAATAGTGAGACGTTCAGCATTTGCTACGTTATCGATCACACGGAACTTTGGTGTACTACCAGAACCGTACACATCAACACCGTACATAAACGTGTTGTCGCTTGCCCTAGCAAGCCCTAGCTGTCCACCTTCTGAAGTGCCGTCAATACGGCCAAGGGACAAAGTTGATCCTGAGAAGGCAGAAGAAGTACCGATGTAGGATGCGTTTCCTGAACCGGCTAAATTGGTTGCGGTGATAGTTCCTGCAGTGAAGTTACCGGAAGCGTCACGGGCAACGACAGCACTAGCAGTATTAGAACTGGTCGCTGCGGTTACACCGGAAGCGTTAGTAACAACATTAGTTACAGCTCCCGTAGATCCGTTCACAGATGATACGCCAGTTACTGCACCAGTAGCACCATTAAATGAAGCAACCGTAGCAGCAGTAGTAGCAATGCCCGTCACAGCCCCTGTAAGGCTGTTTACAGACGAGACACCCGTAACTGTACCAGTAGCCCCATTGAAACTAGAAACGCCTGTAACAGCCCCTGTAGCCCCGTTAAACGATGCCACAGTAGCGGCTGTCGTAGCCAGCCCAGTAACAGCACCAGTAGAACCATTAACTGAAGAGACACCCGTTACTGCACCTGTAGATCCGTTAAACGAAGCTACACCAGCAACAGCACCCGTACTGCCATTGAAAGACTGCACATAGTTACTGTTATTCTTCCACAAGCCAGAAGCAGAGTCGTAAGCAATAACATTTTTATCTGCAACTGACGTAATCAAAACGTTATGCAACTCGTCAAGTTCATAGCCGTTATTGACATTGACAGCGATCTCACCAACAGTCGCAGACACACGAGTCACAACACCAAGGTAAACCAAATGCGTCGGAGCAACAGGCTTATTCGCCATACCAAAGATAAGTGCACCAGCCGTAGCACCAGACAACCACACAGGATCACCAGCAGTAGCAGCCGAAGTGTCCAAGTTAACTGAACCAGTACCAGTCACAAGACCATACGAAACAACATAACCTAAACCATTGACCGCCATCGTTGTTTCAACAAGACCAAGCGTAGTCGCAGACGTAGTATCAGAATCAGCCTTAGCTTTCTTCACCAAAATGTTTGTGCCATCAGCACCAGAAACATAAACCACATCACCCTTATTCAAGGTGACACCAGAATCATTCTTCACATACGTTTGAACATTCGGGGCAAAGTTATCAATCCACGTTGTGTTGTAATCTGTGGCATCAATCTTGGAAAGAATCTGACCAGCCGTACCACCCGCTGCAACACCAGGACCAGTAGCCCCCGTTGCACCAGTAGCACCCGTAGGACCTGTTGGACCAGGCACAGTCGAATCAGCACCAGTAGGACCAGTGGGACCTGTAGGGCCAGTTGGTCCAGTATCACCCATAGGTCCCGTAGGGCCAGTTGCCCCCGTTGGTCCAGTAGGTCCAGGAACTGTAGAGTCTGCACCTGTTGGTCCCGTAGCACCAGTAGGTCCTATCGGTCCAACATCACCTGTTGCGCCAGTTGCACCCGTAGGGCCCATCGCACCCGTATCGCCTGTCGCACCAGTTGGACCAGTCGCACCTGTAACTCCTTGAATACCTTGTGGACCCTGTGGTCCAGTGTTACCCTGCAAACCTTGAGGACCAGTAGGACCAACGTCACCCTGTGGACCTGTAGCACCAGTTGATCCTGTTGGACCAGTGATACCTTGCACACCTTGAATACCTTGCGATCCGGTCGCACCTGTCGAACCAGTTGCACCAGTAGCACCGACACTGCCAGTTGCACCTGTAGGACCCGTAGGTCCAGCAACAGTGCTATCTGCACCAGTAGGCCCAGTAACACCCTGAATACCTTGATCACCCTGTGGACCAGTCGCGCCACGAATACCTTGCGGTCCGATCAGACCAAGCTCAACAACATAAGTGTCAGTAAAAACCTGATCCATAACCTGCGACTGGACAGGAACTTCAACAACGCTTTGCGCGTTCTCAATCTCAAAATAGTCAGCCACTAGACAGTCACCTGCGCAGTCACACTAAAACCACCCTGCAACAAAGTAGTCACAGTAGAGTCAGGTGCAGTCACCTGAAGATCGTAAACCCATTCACCAGACTGGATACTTGCAGTGTCTGTTGGGGAAATGTATAAAGCGAAAGAACCATCAACCGTACCGACAGTGATACGACCATTAGTGTCAGACAGTTCCAAAAGTAAAGTACCGCCGACAGCTTTACGGATCTGCATCAAAGCAGAATAGCCCGTCACGTTAACAGGGGTAGAGTTAATCTTCCACACAGGAGTGTTCTGGAAAGTGTCACCCTGCACAATACGATAATTGTAACGACCAGGTTTCACTTACGCCTCCGTAGTAATGTATGCGCCATACCCAGCAGCCGTAAGATCGGCAGCCTCGCTGGCAGAAACTTCAGTAATGTGACCACCCTGATAGAACAAGACAGCAGCCTCTAACTGTTCAATACCAGGTGTACGAAAATGGTCATAGGATCCGTCTTCATGCTTCAAAATAGTGTCAGCACGTGGCAAACGGTAACGCCACAATAAACGATCGTCACCAGCAGGGCCTTCTTCAACAGTAGGAGTTGTAAAGAAGTAACGCATCTAATGACCTTTCAAAACTTGTAGAGGGGTGGATAGCCCCCACCCGTTATCTGATGGGGGCTATCCTGACATTGCTTAAAATTAAGCGTTGTCGATGCTTGAGGTAGACTCAATGCGGTACAGTGAAGCTTCACGGTAACGAGAGAAACCGAGAACGCCGTACCAACCGATTGGGCGGAAGCGCATCAACTTGTCAACGACAGGGCCGATGACTACGTGTGGCTCTTCAGCAACCGCTTCGGCCAATGCTTGCTTACCAGCAAGAATGGTGCGGAATACCTTAGCACTTGAAGCACCGTCAGTAGCGTTGTACAAACGTGGTGATTCAACGAACATTGCACCTTCGTAAGTGCCGATGCTGCCTGGCCATAGTTCGCCAGCACCTGATTCGTTGTACACGTGTGCTTCACGCCAACCGCCAGCACCAGTTTCTGCACGGAGGTCGTGTGAAACTTCTGGGTGGATACCACACCAGTAGAACTCACCCTGACGAGGCACAGCCTTGTTGGTGCGGAGCTTAGCGACAGCCTTACGGATGTCTGCAGACTTGATGGTGCTTGTTGAGGTTACACCAGTTGTGCTTGTAGGAACAGTGCCTGAAGCAGTCGCAGAGTAGATTACGTTGCTGCCAGCACGAAGAACGTTCTGTGCAACTTCATCGATCGAGTCAGCCATGTTGAACGCAATGATGTCAGCAATCGCTGGATCAACGTCAGACAATGAGAAGAGTTCGAGCTTGCGAGTAGCGATAGCAGCATTACCGTATTCGTTCAGGGTTACTGAAACTGAAGAGGTATTGCCAAAGCCAACTGCATCTGGATCAGCAGTTTCTGACAAAACGCCAGTAGCTTTTGCAAGGTCGCTGTAAAGCTGGAATACAACTGAGCTACCTGGCATTGCTTGCTGAACTGGTCGCTTATCTGCAACGTCGCGGATAAGTGGGACAGCACGGAGAGCGAACTCTACGTAGCGGTCATAAGCAGCTTGGACTAGGGAAGTACCTAGCGAGCCACTGTCTGTTGAAGTGTAGACGTTAGCCACGTTTACATTTCCTTTCGTGGATAGGGTTTATGGTCATTAACGACCCGTTGAACCGCCAAAGATGAGGCGATCTAGTTCTTCCTTACTAGACACATTCGCTAACTGATTAGCAATGTCGTCACCGTAAGTAGGAGATACAGCGTTAGAGATAGCGTTATCAATACGCTGTGAAGAACGAACATCTTCAGTGATCTCCGGTGCGTTTGACTGCTGAACCTGGAAGCCGAATACATCAGAGTATTCTTCAAGCCAAGTAGCAATCTGCTCAGGTGTCTCCATGTCCTTCGGAATAAATGAAGCGATCTTAGGATTAACACCCTTTGCATCCAGAACGTCTTTAACAGAACGATCTCGGTTTGTAGACTTCAGACTTGAAACCATGTCCTCAAGTTCCTTATTGCGCTTTTCAGCTTTCTTAAGAGCCTTTCGGAGATTCGCAGGTCCATTGTCTTCTGCGAAATCGTAGTCGTCATCGTCGTACTGGTCGGCCATGATAGCCCTCCCTTTTCTTTTTGGTTGATACGCAGACCACAGCAAACTAGGGGGAGTTTGTTGAGCTTCTACTACCGGACTTCTGATACGCGCACACGGGCCGGTCGATCTGTGCGGAGTGGGATACTAGGTCACGAACCTACGCGCCCTAACATAAAGGCGGGTATCCCTGTGCTTGGACTAGAACTGTCCAGCAATGTCACCTTGCAGTGACTTCGATTCAACATTTGAACGGCCAGTGAAGCGAGCTTCTTCCTGTGCAGTTAACTGTTGACGTTTACGTTTAGCCGAAGCTAAACCACCAAAGACTTCCTGCTCTGCAGTAATTTGGTCGTATTGATCGCCACTCATAGTGGCAAGTGTTTGTAATCCTGGTGCAAGTTCTGCAACATTCTGCATACCTTGTTCAGCACCAATACCTGTGCCTACACCTGCAGCGTACTGTTCATAGTCTGAAGTGTTGACTTGTAAACCTTGGCGTAAAGCAGCAGCACCGAACTCTGCAGCCTTAGCTTGCTTCAATACCAGCGGTTGAGCCTTTTCAGGATCCAGCAAGTGAGCAATCATGTCACCAGTAGACAATCCATACATTTCACGAAGTGACTGAGTGTAGTAAGGATCAGAGTTATCTACTGCCTTAGCAGCCTGATCGACACGTTGCTTTAGTTCCGTTGGTGAAACATCCTGTGCAATGAACTTACTGAAGTCATCTTGTGAATCATAGAAGCCTTTAGGCACACCCACTGAACTCATAATCTGGCGGTATGCCTGTTCTGTTGCCAAGTATTCATCAGGAGAAAGGACAGGTAGACCAGCTTTCAAACGTGCTGCATTTCCTGAGAAACGTTGCTGGTATTCCGGAGTGTCCTGCAACATAAGGGCAACAGTGTCATTACTGTAACCTTGTTGAATAAACTCTGCAATACGATTACCAAGAGATCCTAAACCATAACTGGCAAAGATACGCTTCATTCTTTCGATATTGTCAGTTGTTGTAGTTGTTGTTTCTGCCATTAACTAACCAATCCAAACGACTTAAGGATACTGTGTGTTGCAGCATCCGTAGTGTCACGAGCGTTCTTTGTTGTAGCCCAGCGAGGATCCTTACGCAGATCATTTTCAAACTGCCACATAGATTTCAACTGAGGCTGATTATCTTTACCCAAACCAGTCAAAGCTTGTTTGATCGTAGGATCATCAAGACCAATAGTGTCAGCACCAACCTCAAGCAGATTAGCCATAGAGTTAATGTACGGTGACGCTAACTGGCGAACAGTGAAACCACTATCGATCTGTGAAGCAAACGGCTGGTATTGAGATTTAGCATAGTCACGAATCTGTGCCTTGAAATCATCAACCGTACTGTCACCCGCAGCAACTTTATTAGCTGCCGTAGAGTACCAGTCCTCACCAGGCTGAGCACCACTCATCTGGATACCCATGTCTTTAGAATACTTTTGCAGATCCGCTAAAGTATTACCAGTAACACCACCAGCAGTAGCGGTACTCTTAGCAACAATCTTATCAACGACATACGACTGGTTGTAAGCATCGCCATAAATGTATGCGTCACGAGCAATAGCGGAAAGATCAGCTTCACTAAGTTGACGACCAAGAGACGTAGCATAGTCTTTAATCTCAGCTTTTTTACGATTAACTTCAGCCCTGAAAACACCTTTTGCTGTACGTTCTTGCGCAAGGTTTTGCGTTACCTGAACGCCATACTTTTGAAACCAGTTAGTTCTAGCAAGAATGTCAGCAGCACGTCTAGGGTCAGTGATTTTTTCAGTACGGATCTGATCGAACGCTTCTTTAAGAGTGAAGCCACTGGTAGGATCAGTCTTATCCATACCAAGGATAGCGTCAGTTAAACCGTAAGACGATTGAACTTGACGATAGACTGCTGCAGCCTGTTGTGCGGCAGCTTTTTTAGCCAGCCGTGCTTTCTTTTGCTTTGCTGATTCAGCCATTGTTATCCAATCCTACTTGCTAAAACATTCATAGCGTCATTGAAAAGGTTGTTAGTTGTGTACGCTTGAGATTCCGCAGTCTGAGACAAGTTCTGCTGTAAACCGGCCTGAGCATCATATCCACCAGTAGTAGTAGATGAAGAAGTAGAAGATGTCCCAGCAGCATTGTAATGCGTATTTGTGACAGTTTTTTGAGGATTACTGCGAGACTCTTTGTTCGCTTGCTTTAACGCATTGTCGATCTCTTCGTCAGACATAAGACGACCAAGGAGACTCTGAGACACATTGTTAGCGATCTGGGCAAACTCTTCACGAGTGTAAACCTTTTTACTGTAGCTAGTCTGCGTAGTGTTACGGGCAGCACCACCGCCACCACCTGCATTACCAGCAAGAGCAGACTTGCCAAAGTTTTCGATAGCATCAATGACACTGTAGTTCACAGATCCGGAAGCGTTAGCCTGGGCAGTCCAGTCAAGAGCAGACTTATAAATGTCTGCAATCTTAGCGTCAGGAGTACCAGCGTTAATTAAACCACTCTTCAACATTAAAGACTTGATACGGTTAGCTTCGTCACTATTAGATGTGAGACCCTGAACGAAACGACCATACGCATCATCCTGCGTCATGTGCTTCAAGCCATACGTAGGTGTTGTGTATGTTGCTGTAGAATAGCCTTGTGTAGTCGTAGTCGCTACCGGAACGTAAACAAACGGTGTAGCGGTAGATG